TTGGCAGGCTGACCGTGTTTGCCGTATTCGATGATGTTGGCCAGTTTCGCATTGCTGACACCATCCCTGCGGGGTTCTGCAAAGCCAACCTTGATGTTGTGGTTGCCGTTTTTGTCCATCTTCACAGAGGACAGACCAAGCGCCGACTCTAATTCTCCTGTGGATCGGGATTCGTACTTTGTACCATTACCCACCACAGAGGACAGGTTGCTCTGTGCCTTGGCAAGAACTATCTCGCCTCCGGCTTCCAGTACCTTTTCGGCAACGGGGTCAAAATCAGAACCGAGCCTTGAGATACGCTGCAAAAACTCTTCCGGCATTTTGATATCCACTTTAGCCACTTGTTGCCACCACCTTTTTCGCAAGCACCTCCGTATACATTCCACGCCCTTTTACATCCTCCACGGATGTGATTTCAAACCTGCCATCCTCACACACCAAAATGTGGTCGGTTGTTACGGTAAGACCGGGAATGCAGCGAAAGCGGAACAGGTCAGTCGCCTCGGAGAATGCAGCGAGGTTTGCCCATCTTTCACTTCCGTGGCGTCCTTCTCTGTACACACGGACAGAGGCGAGGATTTCATCCGCCGTTGTGGAGAAACCCTCGCTGTCCTTGATGCGTTTTGTAATGACGATATCAGCAAAGCCGTTCATTTTTCCGAAACTCATGTCACACCTTCCAATCTCGGTCGAGCCTTAACAGAAGGTTGACCGTGTTCCATACCTGCTGACCTGCCTGCACATTGTCGGCAAAGAATCCGCCCGTAGAGCCGTCCCTTGACTCATAGAAATGTGATGCCAACATAATCACGGCTTGTTCCGTGGTTGCGGGCATCGCATTTTCCGTATAATATCCTGCCTCGATGTGCTGATAGCTTTCCGCATAGGAAACGGCGGCAGTGATGAACCTTTCAATCAGTCCATCATCCACCGAATGCTCCAGTATCAGATTCTCCTTAACTTTCGTAAGAAGTTCGCTCATCACTGCCACCTCCCATCTTAGACAGTAGCCATAGTGAGCAGTTTTACTGCTTCAGCAAGTACCAGCTTACCGTCCACACGCTCCTTGGCAACAAAACCGACCATACCGTTTCCGGCGAAGAGTTCCTTGAGTTCCGCAAAAGAACGGGTACCACGGTCACCGATGTTGTAGTAGCTGTAGTCACCGAAAGCAATGGCAGGCATTCCCGCAGTGATTACAGGGAAATAAGGAGAAGTGTATACCTCATAACCCAAGAGTCTGCCGGGTTCTCCCGCCTGTACGGAATCCTGCCAGAGGTAACGGCCGTTCTTGTCAGTCAGCTTACGGATAGCTGCCAAAGTCTGGTCGTTGCAGATAAACTTGGCGTTCTTACGGTAAGGACGCTTGAGGGAGTACACAAGGTCGATGATTTCATCGGCAGTGATTTCCGTTGCAGATGCAGCAGTCACACCAATTTCAGCACCGCCATCGGTAGCAAGCAGACCCAAAGGCTGACCAGTACCGGTACCGTTGAGGAATGCGTCCTCTTCTGCATTTGCAAGAGCCTTGGAGAACTGACGGATGATGTAATTCTCAAGACCGAAAGCGTTGTCATACAGAAGTTCCTCGGTCACCTTAACGGCAACATGGAGTTTGTGAGCATCCAGGTTAATCTGGGCGAATTTTGCATCACCCCAGGTGAGTTCCTCACCCTCGTCAATCCACGCAGCCGCAGGCTTAGTGGCAGCGATGTTGATTTTACGCTCACCGCTTGTAGTGATGGTGTGGCCCAGCTTACGGAAGATGTTCTCTTCCTCCAATGCCTCAATCAAACGAGTGTCATACTCTTCGGGTACAAGGTAACCGCCGTCAGCATCCACGCCCTCCTGGAGAACATTGGACACATTACGGAAGTTTGTACGGAGAGCCTTGAGCATACCGTCCTTGTAGGCATCAGAAGCACGTCCAGTCTTTGCCTTCTGACCGTCCATAGCCTTGCCGTTCATAGGCTTTTCAGTGATAGGAGCAGAGGTAGGTTTGGAAAGCTGTGCATCCATAGCTGCCATAGCCTCCATACGCTCAATTTCAGCACCGAAGTCCTGAACCTTCTTCTCCATCTGTGCATAGGTCTTTGCATCCTCATCGGAAAGCAGACCGTCCTTGTCGCGCTTGGTTTCCACAAATGCCTTTGCGGCCTCCCAAGCCTGGTTACGCTTTTCGCGCAGTTCGTTGATAGTCATAATAAATTACCTCCAATTTTTGATAAGATTTAGCCTGTCCATAAGGTCATCGGCTTTGGTTTTTCGGGTTGGTTCGGATTTGATTGCACACTTGGCGGCAACCTTATCCATCAGTGAATTGACCACATTTGCTTTGGAATAAAGCATGGATACCTGTGGCACATCCACTTCGTCCGTGGCAGTTCTTTGCATGATTTCATCAGCAAAGCCAAGTTCCACGGCCTTGTTTGCGTCCATCCATGTTTCCGCATCCATAAGGTGGGACAGCTTTGTACGGGACAAGCCTGTCTTAATCTCATAGGCATTGATGATGGAATCCTTAACGCTTGAGAGCATATCGATGGCTTTCTGCATTTCCGCAGAATCACCGAATGCAACCGTCATAGGATTGTGAATCATCATCATGGACACAGGGGACATCAGCACTTTCGTTCCTGCCATTGCAATCACGGATGCTGCGGAGGCTGCAATGCCGTCAATTTTGACCGTGACATTGCCCTTGTAATCCATCAGCATATTGTAGATCTGGGCAGCCGCCACGCAGTCGCCGCCGGGACTGTTAATCCACACGGTAATATCGCCGGAGCCTGCCATCAGTTCATCCTTGAAAAGCTGTGGAGTGACGTCATCGTCAAACCAGCTTTCTTCTGCGATTGTTCCGTTCAGAAACAGTGTCCTCGCCTCCGGCATCGTTTCCGTCTGTGCCTGGTTCTTCCACTTCCAGAACTTCTTCATCGGAATTTTCCTCCTTTCCGTCATTGTCGGTTGTATTTGCAAAAGCACCCGCATCTTTCAGAGGGAGCATATTGCCGTTGATAAGGTAAAGGTCGCCACCTTCTTCCGCAGGGATACGGTCGAGGTTTTCCAGTTCACGGATGTCATTTGCACTCATCCAACCGTTCTGGCGACCAATGGCGTAGCCGTTCATACGGCTTTGGTAATCGCCACGGAGCAGACCCTCAAGGTTGAATTTCACGAAATAATCCTTCTTTTCCGTGAGAGATAAAAGCGCCCTCTGAATGGACTGCTCCCAACGGATAACCCACGGGTCAAGGGTGTACTTCACAAACTCAAGGGATTGCTGCTCTATATTAGAAAAGCTCGACTTCTCAAGGTCACCCACCATATGGGGAGGGACTCTGAAAATTCGAGCAATTTCATTGATTTGGAACTTCCTCGTTTCAAGGAACTGTGCCTGCTCCGGAGAAATGGAAATCGGCGTATACTTCATTCCTTCTTCGAGGACAGCCACTTTATTGGAATTGGAACTACCACCAAAAGCAGCCTGCCAACTCTCTCTGACCCTCTGCGGGTCTTTGATGGTGCTTGGGTGTTCCAACACACCACCCGGCGTTGCACCGTTAGCAAAGAACTTGGCACCGTATTCCTCACAGGCAATCGCCATGCCGATGGCGTTCTTTGCCATAGCGATGGGACTGTAGCCTACAAGACCGTCAAATCCAAGTCCTGGGATATGAAGCACATCGGGAGGCTGCAGGGTTACTGCAAACTCCTTATTTTTAATAGCCTCATCGGGACCGCGGTAATAGGTGTAATAGAGATGTCCATTTTCATCCCTGTCCACACTCATCTTGTTTGGCATAAGAGGGTAAAGTGCCACCACCTCGTTTTTACCGTTACGAATGACCTGTGCGTAGGCATTACCCCACAGGAGCAGATGGGTCATGAGTGTCTCTCGGAACACGAAAGAACTCATTTCCGGATTCGGCTCATCATGGAGCAAACGGTAAAGCGGATGGTCGATGGCTTTTTCCTTGCCGCCGTCATCGTTATATTTGTAAAGATGCAAAGGCAAACCTGCCACTGCTTCTGCAAGGATACGGACACAGGAATACACTGCCGTCATCTGCATGGCAGAACGCTCGGTTACTGCCTTGCCGGAAGTTGTGCCACCCATGTAAAATGTGTAGGCGCTGCCCGCCGTTCTGTTTTCAGGCTTATCTCTTGCTTTGAAAATGTTTGATAATACTCCCATTGGAACCTCCTTCACTTTAATTGGGGAGCAAATTCAATGCATTTTAGCAAGATTTGTTCCCCAATTTAATTCAGATAAAAAGTATGCCACGGTCATCATAAACCGAGGCACTGTTGGTGTTGCCACAGCGGATTGCACGGTCAAGTGCCATAATCGTTGCAACGGCACCGTCAATCTTTTCTGTGGATTTGGCTTTGTCTGCTTTGATGTTTCCGGCAGGGTCAGTCTTGATGTAGATGTTATCCATCATCCACCTAAGAACCGGATGCCCGCCGTGAGCCAGTTTTTTCTCCATCGCAAGTTTCATTAGTTCCTTGGTCGGTGGGGACATATCTTTGTACCCTTGACCGAAAGGAACTACCGTAAATCCCATGCCCTCCAGGTTCTGCACCATTTGAA